GCGCAACGTCGCCATCAGGTGATGCGCAGTTGAACCGCACAGGTGGTGGTGGATTGCTATGGCTGACACGCTATGGTGCAGGTGCTTCCAGCGTCGTAACCGCGCAGCTTGGCGCTAACTTCAGCGACTCAACGATTGTCAGCGGCTTTGAAACAGCCTACAACAACCTGCCCACTCGCGTCATCAGCAACAACGACTTGGTCGCTTTCTGCGGCTGGGACTTGTATCGTATGCTCGTGCATAAGTTGGTCACTGTCAACTTGTATCAGGGTGACCTCGGTCAAGTTGCAGGCGGTGAAATGTTCTATCCCGGCACGAACATGAAGGTCGTTGCGGTGAACGGACTGAACAACACGCAGCGTATTTTCGCTGGATCTCTCTCCAACTTGTTTTACGGCACGGACTTACTCTCCGACGAAGACCAATTCCGCATTTGGGCATCGTACGACAACGACAGCGTTAGATTCCAAGCCGCGTATAAGTACGGCGTGCAGATTGCCTTCCCTGCTGACATCAGCTTGGTGTTGGGCAACAACGCTACAACTCCGGCTCTGAAGACCGCGTAAGTTCGTGGGGAGGGGCAACCCTCCCCGCTTCTTTTCTTTTGTCAATAACTAAACGAAATAGATATGGCTTGCGCTCTAACAACTGGATATAAATTAGGATGCCGCGACAGCGTCGGCGGCATTACGGAGATTAGGCTTGCGCCATTCACGGCGGTCACAAGCATAGTCACTAACGCGTCATCGCAGGTGACAGCGATAACTGGAAGCGTTGGCAGCGGCACAACAGGTGCAGGTGTCAGCGGCTTCTACAAATACGAACTGCCGAAAGGTGTCGGCCAGTTCACGGAAACGATAAACGCATCAACGGAGAACGGCACGGTCTTTTATCAGCAGGAGGCTACGCTTATCATCAACAAGCTGCAGCAGGCTGTACGCAACGAGTTGAGGCTGGTGACTACGGCGCGTATGATGGCTATTGTTAAAGATAGAAATGGCAAGTATTGGCTACTTGGCAAGAACAATGGCATCGAAGTAAGTGCTGGAACGTCGCAGACAGGTACGGCGATGGGTGATAGAAGCGGCTATGAGTTGACGCTAACTGGCATGGAAGAAGAGCCATGCGTTGAGGTTACGGCTGCCGCGGCAAACGCTGTCACCTCATCGACACAAACGCTCGAAGGATAGCGTATATTAGCATCAGTTTTGGTTGGTTGTTGAACCCTGCGTATGGTGGCGCAGGGTTCTTTTTTTTGGGCTAACTTTGTTCTATGCGTGTATGTATCGTCTATAATCAGCATCCGACAGGGTGCAGCTATTACCGCTTGGAGATGCCAAGCAGCCGCGTTCATGAGATGTTCGGCAGCGAGGCCGAGTTCGTGAGCATCGCTGACGTGCGCACCATGAGCGATGAAGAGCTGCGGACTATCGACGTGTTCCTGTATAATCGCACTTGGATCGCAGGGCCAATTGAGGCGGTCAAGCCTGTCGCTGACATCCTACGACAGTACGGCGCGAAGATCATTCTTGACATGGATGACTATTGGCACTTGGGGACAGGGCATAGCTTCTACAAACACTACCACGACACGAACATGTCTGCAATCGTCGCCGAACACGTCAAGCTTGCGGATGCGGTCATCACGACTACGACGTACCTCCGCGATGAAATCGTCAAGCTGAACAAAAACGTGACGATCTGCGAGAACGTGCCGCACCTACTTTACGACCAATTCAAACCGCAACCTACCAAGAGCGAGCGCCTACGCTTCGGCTACTTTGGCGCTGCGCAGCACACCGAGGACGTGGCATTGCTGGAACTGCCACTGTCGCGCCTCTGCGACGATCACACGCTGGAAGGGCGATACATGCTGTACCTTGCCGGGTGGAATGAGGGCAACCCGATATATCAGCAGTACGAACAGGTGTTCAGCAACAAGGGCAAAAACAACAACTACGGACGCATACAGGCTGCTGATATTTACAGCTATGTTGGAGGCTACAACTTCGTTGACGTTGCGCTTGCACCGCTTCGCGACAATAAGTTCAACAGGCTCAAGTCGGAGTTGAAGGTGACGGAAGCCGCGTGGATGAACAAGGCAATCATCGCCAGCAACGTCTGCATGTATGCCGACTGCATCACCGACGGCTGGGATGGCGTACTGGTCGACGAAAAGCAGCCGAAGAAATGGTACAAGTCGATGAAGGCTATGATCAACGAGCCAGCGATGGCGCGTGAGATGGCGGACAGGCTGACGGCGAAGATGCAGAAGCGATTTGACATTGATGAAATCACCAGACGCAGGTTCAATTTGTACAAAAACGTGGCAAGGGATATTTCAATAAAAGAACTTCATGCTATACCTCAAGGCGAGCCAGAGCAACACGATAGCGGTGACGTGGACGGAGCGCGCGAACAGTGCGACGGTCTACCGGTTGCGGCTGACGAACTTGGCGACGCTGGAAGCCACTGACATCTACCTGAACGCGATTGACAACCTGTCGTCCTACGAAAGTCGCTACGACAAATTCGCCTTCACCTTGGGCGCACTGGAGAAAGGGCAATATCGGTACGAGGTCACGGAGAACCCGACAACCTACGCTGCTGGTGACTTCGTGCAAGGCGGCCTATACACGTTTACCGATGGCGGATTCGCGTACATCTCGGCGGCAGTGGATCAGTCGAGCAACGCAGAGTGGGGGTGTCAAGGTGTCAACATCGCAGGGACTGTTAACACAATTGGTGCAGGCATCGCTAACACGGCGTCTATTGTCGCGGGTTGCGCAACAGCAGGCATAGCCGCGAGGCTTGCCAATGACTTAGTGCTGAACAGTTTTAGCGACTGGTTTCTGCCGTCGCTGGAGGAACTTACCGAAGTCTATACAAACCTTGCCAGTGCAGGCCTTGGTAGCTTCGTCAATCAAAGCTACTGGAGTTCGACGCAGGTAGATGCGGCGCAGGCGTATACGGTTGACATGAACAACGGCAATGCGAATCAGCATAACAAATCGCAGACAAATAGGCATACGCGTGCTATGCGTCGCTTCCTGCTACCTACGACGAATCCGCGTGTCCTTGAAACAGGATTGGCGATGATTGAAACGACGGAGGGCAGTTTCACGAGTACAACAAACACGATCGACTACGTTTCTTATGACTAAACTGAATTTTAGCTTTATCCCACAGGCGGACTATCGCTACCCTTTGATGCTGCAAAGCAAGGCTAACGACCTGTATACGTTCGGGGAGATGAATGACTACCCATACTACCTTCTTGACATCTACAAGAAAAGCGCCAAGCACAACGCGATCATCAACGGCAAGTGCAACTACATCGCTGGTAAAGGCTGGGCGGTTGATGCAGATAAGACCACCGTGGCGCAGCAGGCAAAGGCGGAGGCGTTTATGGCTGACGTCAACGAAGACGATGACCTCAACGACCTGACGCAAAAGTTCGTTTTAGACCTTGAGCTGTTCAACGGCTTCGCATTGGCGGTCACATGGAACAGGGGTGGCGGCATCGCCTTCCTCGAACACGTGCCGTTTGAAAAGGTGCGTGTGTCGCTTGATGATACGATGTTCCTCATCGCTGACTGGTACGATGAACGCATGATCCGCCAGTACCCCAAGGGCGCGGAAGTTGAGCGGATGCCGAAGTTTGATCCGAATAACCGCGTCGGCAAGCAGCTATTCTACTACCGGCACTACGCAGCAGGTGTCAAGCACTACCCGCTACCAAACTACCAAGGGGCGCTCGCGTACATTGAGTGCGATGTTGAAATCGCCAAGTTTCACATAAGCAACATCCGCAATCAGTTTTGGGGCGGGCAGATGATCAACTTTGCCGATGGCATCCCTACCGACGAAGAAAAGGATGAGATTGAAAGGCAGATGCGTAACAAGTTCAGCGGCGCAAACAACGCAGGGCGCTTCGTGCTGACGTTCAGCACTGGCAAGGAAAACGCGCCGAGCATACAGTCGCTTACGCCGAGCGACCTTGATAAGCAGTTTGACCTGCTCAACAAGCAGATACAGGAAGAAATCTTTGTTGCGCACAACGTCACCTCGCCGATGCTGTTTGGCATTAGAACCGAAGGACAGCTCGGAGGCCGCAAGGAGTTGGCAGAGGCGTTTGAGCTGTTTAAGAACACCTACATCATGAACCGCGTTTTAATAGTCGAGCGCATAATCAACTACCTCACGTCATTCAACGGCTACGAGTGCCTCTACCTGCAGCCTTTCGACCCGATCACTGAACAACTTAGCGAGCAGGCGCTGATGCAGATTTTGACGCAAGATGAACTGCGCGAAAAGGCGGGTTATGAGCCACTGGCAGAGGCGACACCCGACGCAGGCGAAGTGGCCGTAGAAGCGAGCGCAGGCGTCAACGAGGCTATCAAGACGCTTTCAGGGAGGCAGTACCAAAACCTTATGCGTATTGTGCGCCACTACTCACAAGGCAAGGTCACACTCGAACAGGCGCGCACGATGCTGACCGCTGGCTTCGGCCTCAACCCGGAACAGGTTGACCAGCTACTGGGCGTGAAAGAGCAGGCGTTCACGGATGAAGCTGATGAGTTGGAGTTCTTGGCGCAAGTCGGTCAGCAGTTCGGTGAGGCGCGTGAAAGCTTTGAGGTGCTGCAAGAGCGCGAATTGGACTTCAACGAATACGGCGAGGCGGAGTTCTTCATGCAGTTTGCCGTTTCCGACCAAGATAAGGCGCTGGACGACAAAATCGTAAAATATAGGCGCAAACGCGAGGATGCGACAGTTGAAGAGATGGCCAAGGAGTTCGGGGTGAGCAAGGCGCGCATCCGCAAGCGCATACAATATCTGTTGCAGGTCAACAAGTACCCATTGAAGCGCGGCATCGGTGAGGCGACAAAAGAGGAGAAAGTGCCTGAACCTATCGTCGAAGTGCGCTATCGCTACGACTGGAGGCCTGAATATCGTGGGTTGAGCAAGGCTGACGGTTACGATAAGAGCCGCAGATTTTGTCAGGTCATGATGGACTTGAGCAGCACGCGCCTTTACACACGCGACGACATCAACCAGCTGACGGCGTTGATGGGTTACAGCGTCTGGGAGCGCAGAGGCGGATGGCTGACGCTGGAAGATGGCAGGCACCGGCCGTCGTGCCGACACATGTGGGTGCAGCAGTTGGTTATTAAGAAAGGTACACAAGTTGAACGTATAGTCGAATGAGCAAGGCACTATTTATAAGCGAAAACACGCTGATCGAAAACTCCGTCATCAGCGAAAACGTAAGCTACACGCAGCTACGTCCCACGATCGTCAAGGTGCAGGAGATGCACATTCAGCCAGCGGTGGGATCGGCGCTATACGCGGAACTCGTGACGCAGGTCATCGCAGGCACTTTGTCGGCGAACAACACCACGCTGATGCAGACCTACATTCAACCCGCCATCATTCAGTGGATGTACTTTGAGCTTCCAATGGTGCTGGCCTTCAAGTTCATGAACAAGGGGATGGATCGCAGGAGCAGCACGGAGTCGTCGCCAATGAGCGAGCGTGAGATGACGCGACTGATGGACAAAAGCCGCGACGATGCGGAGTGGTACACCGAGCGCATCACGCGCTACCTGCAAGAGAACCACACGCTGTTTCCGCTATTCGACAATCCGCCAGTTGCGATTGACACGATTTACCCGGCCAACAGTGCATATCAGACAGGGATGGTGCTTGGTCGCAGGGGCAGGTATCGCGATCCGCTTGACTACCCGGAAAACAGACGCAACTACTTTTAATGGCGCACTCGAAGAACGTAAACAAACTAAAGCAATTCTATGAGCAGTTGGGTAACGATCAAAAACGACCTGATAGCCTTCGCGGAGTCGCACCTGCAGCTGAACGCAGTGGGTTTCGGCGATCCGCTGGCGATCGGCACGGACAACGTGATCAACCTGCGGACAACCGACAGGGATAGGGTCATCTACCCGCTTTTGTTCGTCGATGCGCAGAGCGCGTCAATGCCCATTGGCGCAACCAACCTAACCGTCAGCGTGCTGGTGATGGACAGGGTTGCAGACCTTCGCGGCGTGGATGCGACCATAAGCGGCAGCGTCGTCTACCGGTGGACTGACAACGAGGATGAGGTGTTAAGCGACACGCTGCGCATCCTGCAGGACTTCGTCGCGGAGTTCACCGATGATCCTGATCGCGAGTACACAATCACAGGCGCGGTTAGTGCTACGCGCTTTGTTGAGGCAAGGGATGACAAGGTCGCAGGTTGGCAGGCAACGGTGGTCTTTGAGTTGCCGTTCAGCCGCAACGTCTGCCAGATACCGACAAGTTAAAAACACGATTATAGAATTGCATAGAAACAGGCCAAACGATATTTACACTTAAAGAAAAAGACAATGAATTTAGGACAACAACTTGACGCGTTACTTGGTCGCGGAGTCGTCATGGAGTGCGTCACCGGCGCAGTCACCGGCAAGACGTATGATGCGCTGATCGTCAACGCATCGTGCAGCTTCACGACCTTGACAGGCGAGGGTGGCACTAACCTGCTGACAACTTTGGGACTTTCAGGCGTTACCGTGAACACCGGCATGATCATTTGCGGCAACGGAGGGCAGCGCATAACGGCGGTGACGCCTTCAGGAGGCAACGTCTTTGCCTATACCTTCCAGTCGGTAACTGTCGTAAGCGCGGTATAATGGCGTTGGGGTTGGGTTATGGCTTGCCGTTTGCGGTCAAGCGTCCTGTTCAGGGG